CTTTCAATGTCGAACTCCAGATCAATCTTTTGACCAACGCCGCTACTACTTCTAGTTTTCATCAACTGTATCTGATAGCGTCCACGCTCGCGCATTGCACGACTTGTAAAGATACCAAACACATTATCCGCTGTGTTGATCTTACTAAGTCCGCCACTGATGTGCGAATGATCAAACTCTATTTCATCAACTGCACCTCTGTTTAACTGCGAGGCTGTTACAAACACACAGTCTAGTTCCTTAGCCAAGTTGCGTAGTTCCTCACTAACGTACTTGTCTTTAACAAATAGATCACTTGGGCTTACTTTAGCACTTACTGGCATAAGCAAATCCAAGTAATCAATCAGCAAGAAGTCTACTTGCCAGTTGTTCTTGATCTGTAGTTCTTTCAAGTATGCACGAATATCATTAACATTACTCTGGGCAGGCATGTATTTGATTTGCAAGTTACCTGCTTTCTTGCCTGTCATCTTAACTTTCATCTCAACAGTATCCAAGTCTTTGAATACTTCTTTGGTACTTACATTTGTAAGCATGCTATCAATACGCATAGCACTTAGACCTTCGCTAAGTTCCAGTGTCAAATACACGCCATTTAGTCCTTGTGTTACCCAGTTAACTGCTAGGTTCTGCATGAACAAACTCTTGCCTGATCCTGATCCACCTGCAAAAATATTAAGTTCTCCCTTGTTCATGCCACCAAACAGTTTACGATCCATAGCGGGCCAGCCTGTGCTGATCTGTCCGTTATTGTCTTTAAGAGCCAAAAGTCTTGCTCTAGGATCTTCAAAGTAATCTGTACCCATGTCTTTTGTAAGACTTATCTGCACTGCGTCTTTGATAATCTTTTCAACTGGTTCGTATTCGCCTTTCTCAAGCAGGTCTGCACTCTTGAGAATAGCACGTTCTAGTTCCTGTCGCTTGGTGAATCCTTCAAACTCTACAAGGAACCAGTCGTTATGGCTTTCATTAATATCAGGCACAGGCTTTAGTTCTACACCTGTTACTGCTTGTACTTGTTGTGCAGTAGGCAATGCGCCATGTTCATCACTGTGTTCTTTTACAAACACTGCGGTATCATGTAAACTGCGATCAAAGTTATCTACATTATAGATGTTTTGAACACGCACAAAGTTCTGTGCATCATGCAACATCATTTCTAAAAATAGCTTTTGTAAGTCTGCTGTGTATTCTTTACTCATAGTGTTATTTTATACTCTTCCTGTAAATATTACAACTGTTAAATTGCATAATCAAGCCACCAGTCTATATAATTTTTTGATATATGCAATCTTCTAACTTCTTTATTATATCCAAAATAAGGATCGAAAATATATTTATGAAACTGCCAGTTTTCTAATTTTATGTATTCTAGTTGCAATGTTTCTATTAAAATATATTTGTCTTTCACTATCTGATTGTTTTTTAAAAACGTGCCATTGTTTGATACTTTTCCAAACATTTCAAATTCTATATCAGTTCCTAACTCATATTCAAAAACTAATTTGCTTGATCCTTTTGCACAGTTGGGATATAATATAGAATCATTTATTCTAAATCCAGGCGTACCATTGCATTCGCCTAATGTGAATGTGCAAATTCCTTTAAACATGTGCTATATGGCTCAACAATGCTTGCTGTTCTTCGTTCTCTGGAATATAATATCCAAGACTATTACAATGTGTGATAATCTTATATCTCCACTCTAACCTTTTTTCTAGTGTAGTTTTTCCAATCCATGCGTTTTCCTGTTTAGCCAAAGTAATACCAAGTTCACTGGCCATATGTTCTAAGGGTGTATCTGGTAATATAGCTAAAGTAGTGCCAATTGCGACTTTTCTAATGGTGTTATTTGCATAAGGGCGGAGCTCAGTGAACATGTCTAATGTTTCTTGCACAGTCTCCTCTGTATCTGTAACATACCCTGCAATCATTAAAAAGCTGCCTTGTATGTTATATTTTTGCATGTATTTTAAACCAAAACGTATATCATCGTTGCTAAATTTTTTCTGCATGTGATCTCTGATGCTTTCGCTTAAACTTTCAATACCAATATCAATTCCTACAAGTCCAGCACTAGCACTTAGTCTCCAATCTTCGGCTGTCATTTGATTACTTGGTCGGAAAATAAATTGTCCTTGCCAAGTAATAGGATTAACTCTTTTACTGTTATGTTCTGTCATACGAGTTATTAAATCTCTATATGCTTTCATACTTCCATTAATCAAGCTATCAGTAAAAATAAAATTATTAATGCCTGTGCGAGAACTCTGTTCGATCATCTCCTGAGCTAAACTTTCACCAGAACGCCATATAAACTTAGGCCAGTGTGTATGAATGTCACAAAATGTACATCTTCTAACACACCCTCTACTTCCTGTAATAGGGACATTCTGGTTATACAAACTCCAATCATAACTATCATATACTGGATATGGAAACTGATCTAAATCTATTATTTTTTCTGAATCTGCTTGTTGTTTACCTTTACTCAAAATATCAATCAATGGCCATTCGCCGTCACCGTTTACAAAATAATCAATAAGTCCTAAACTTTTCCATGTAATTCCTAAGTTTGGCCCGTTTATTCCTCCTTGATTGAGCCCCGGGCCGCCGGTTATAATTTGTATATTTCCGCCTCTGAGTTTAATATGCAAACATAGCAACTTTGCAGTGTTAACACATTGATAGGTAAACACACTTATCCCAATATACTTTGGTTTACGAGCTAACATTTTATCAACGTGCTCAGTAAAAATTGCATGTAATCTATCTTTGTTTCCTACAATATTATTAATTGAAAGATTTTTAATATCCTCATCATTCTTTGTATAGGCATTGAAATCATAAAACTCTCCAGTATAACCCTGACTTTTCAACATTCCAATTAATGTGGCAGGCGCGGCAGGTGCACTATTACTAAATGTGCTTGGAGTATTAACAATTAATACATCTACCATCGTTTTCTCATTAGATTAATTTTTAAACTCATTGTTTGCTTTGCGTCAATGATACTCTTTAGTGTAAACAGTTTACCATATCGCACAACTGCATCATTGATGTCTTTTACATCACTTTCCCATTCAGGGAAACTAACACTCCAGCCATACTCAAGTGCGTCATCAATAAGACGTTGTCCTGCACTGTCTCTGTCCGGTACTAGGACGACTTCTCTAGCAAGCGTGTCAATAATTTCTGCTTGTGTTTCACTGGCGTTGTTACTTAGTATGCCAACGCCGCCAATGCACATTGCATCTAATATACCTTCTGTTACAATCACAAACTTTGCATTAGGCAATTGATCGTCCATGCCATATACATAGCCTGTGTCATAACTATTGTGATACTTTGGCTTGCTGTTTTCATCTGTTGTTCTTGCAGTGTACCCAATTAGTTTCTTTTTATATGTGCAAGGAATAATAAAACGCTTCCACATACCTGCAGGCTTAGTATCACTGTATAGTAAACGTGTGCTGTCTAATCCACGTTGTGCTACATAGTCTTGTATATGCTGCGGAGCATCTGCTAATACCACTGTGTTATCAGGCAAAGGTCTGGGCTTAAATTTTATTTCAAACTTTTCTTCTTCAACACTGTCAACTACTACTGTGTCTTTAATACGCAGTGCTTCAATGTTAAGCATATTACGAGTATTTTCATCTACGTTTAGCCACGTTAGTAGTTTGCGCATTTTAAAACTGATGTGTCTGCCTGGTTGCCATCCTGTTTTAAAATTGCAATTAAAGCAGTGATAACTTATTGCTTCACCATTAGCAATAACACCGCCTCTGCTACGCTTGTCCATGCTTTCGCCATGGTGATGGCAGCACACAGCATTAAAGGAAATCCACCCATTGGTAGTACGCTTTTGCTTGCCGGGCAAACTATCTATAACTGCTTGTTGTATACTATTCATAACAGTTACATTATATGTTCTTTTGCAAAATCATGCAACCTAATTGTAAAATATTCATGTCCTGCTTCGTTGGGATGTCCACCACTAGCAAACAAATCTAAACGACTATCATCTTGCGCTGCACGTTTAAGAATACTGCCCATACTAGCCCCGTCTATAAAATAGTTGGGATATTGGGTAGTTTGATGTGCGCCTAATGCATTGAACTGTAGTATGGGCACTTCATGCGCTTTGCATATACTATTAACCAATAGTTTAGCATTGCAAGTGAACATATCGTGACTATTACTACTAGAATTCATAACCCATTCACGAGCACTTCTTGGCCATCCATGCTTATCTCCTGCAAAACCATTATGAGTCCATTTATCTTCTATACCATACCAGCTCATACGAGTTCGTTCTGTCCATGCTACACAAACAACAATTTTTTCATTGGGATTTCTAATTTTGATAAAATAGTCTGCTACTTGCTGTGCTATTGCAAAGTTGCTATTGGCAGGCTCTGCACGATTATCCCAGGTAGCGTCTAGGCTTTTTGCAAGTTGTCCTAGCCAAACATTGCTTTCTCTGTAACGAGTGTTTGCGTGGTGCCGATCCCAGGTATAACTTTCTGTGTCATTATGATACACATCTTCTAATTCTGGATCTATTAGCTCGCTGCCGTAGGTGAAACTACAACCAAATCCAACTAACTTCAAGGTCTATATAATACTTGACTCAATGTTCCACTAGTAGTTGTACGCTTAAAACGCACTGCACTGTATACGCCAGTAAAGTTAACGTAGGCATTGTCAGTTTGTGCAGTGTATGTTTCTGTTGCTATAGTTGTAAAATCAGCATTTTGAATACTATTACTTGGATTAATTGAGCCCTGTATCTCCAGGGTGCCTGTGAACGCACTGCTAAAATAAACTTGTGCAGTGTGCTGTGCTGTGTTGCGATTTACATATGGTTTAATACTGATGGTGCTACCAGTGTCACCACTAGCAAATGCTTCTGTTGTGCTTGCTAGGAATGTAGGATAAACACCATCTGCTACTTCTAGGACACCGTTTGCACTATAATTGTCGTCTGCATATGCTGGTGCAGTACGATCTTCACCGTCTGTAACTTTAAGTGCATAATTATAAAACTTTGCATCTAGGTTAAGCAAGTCACCTTGTGTAATGCTTGCTTCCATAATACCTTTGGCTTCGTTGACCACTGTAAGCGCACGTTCAAAATAAGCAACGTTATTTTCTTTGTCTAGCACAACAATATTTGCAGTCTTGCCAGACATGTTTACTCGCTTTTGATCACGGTTTTTAAATTCAATTCGTATATAGTTGTCAATACCTCTATATACTTTTACATTTGGTGTATAAAACATACTCATGAGGTTGCTTACTCCAGTATCAGTAATAACTGCGGTGTGTTTTTGTGCATATAAATATCCAGTAGTAACAGTCATACTGTATTTATCGAAAGTAGTTAATGCCACCACTAGCAGAAGAAATATTTGAAAAATATCCGTTTTTGAGTCTAGTAACTTATGGTGGTGCAGAGTATGTAGGAATAGTACAGAATCAAGATGATACTGTGTTAAGTATGTATGACTATAGCAAGATACCTGATGATCTAAAAACAATATTTTTAGAATTAGGGGATGTTTGGTGGTGGGAATCTAATAGAATGATTCCCATTAACTTATTCCTCAAAAAAGACTTTGCACAGTTTGCCAGCGTATTAATTACATTTAATATTAGAGATACAGAAGTTGTTAGAGGCCCAAGTGTAAGTATTGCTGATCTAGCAAAAAAACGTAGCAAAAGACGTAATATTCAACTAGTAAAGAAAGTAAAATAATGGAATTCTTTTTAGTTCTTATGATTAAACACTTTATAGTTGATCTAGGCGTACAACAGTATATAGGCCCAAGCAACAAGCAACAATGGTTAGGCGATGGACACACACATTATTTTCACCATGGTTTATCAACAATGATCATTGCACTTTGGTTTGCACCAGAGATTGCAGTAGTACTGGGTATACTAGACTATGTTATACACTGGCACATTGACTGGGGCAAGCATCATTTAAATAGGCTAATTAATTGCAAACCACAAAGTGAAACATGGTGGTGGACAAATGTACTAGATCAATGCTTGCATGTGCTTACTTATTATGCACTGGTAGTGATTGCTAGTGGCGTGTAGTGCCGCCCTTAGTATAATCTTTAATATTTAAATCGTCTGATATAGTTTCTGCTACATGCGCAAGCATTTGCTGAATCTGATCATCTTCTAAAAAAGTTTTATACAATACCAGACTATGCTTTAGCAGCATAGTAGCAACATACATAAAATCTTCGTCAGATGTCAACTGTGTTTGAATATGTGCTACTAGTGCATTTTGTATATCTTGCATACGTTGTGTGTCATTACTCATTGCTTTCCTCCAATATATTCATGTGTACTGCTACTAGTTGTGCGTAGGCCACACTGTGACTTTTCTTAAAAAAGTATTCATTGCCCTCTGGACGTTGCCATACACTCTGCGCTACTTCTGCCCACGTCTTGCCTACTAGATGTCTTTTGCCAGGACGAATAACAGCAAGGAACATTGCCATACGAGGTATACTATTAATGGGTTCAGGCATCTTACACATTAGATCCCAGTGATTACTAATATGTATTACACGCTCAAAACGTGTTTTATCCAGTAGTGTAAGCCAGTTAGGATCCTGCATAAGTTCTACTAGATGTAGTTCATTCCGCACATATTCGTACACGCTAACATTAAGCAAATCCAGTTTGAAGTATCCAATATCTTCTGCCGCTTTATGCTCAAGCGTAGCAACTCCATCATGTGCAACGGGGATATCTGTAAAGTAAACTCCAGTGTTGTGTCGTGCATCAGTGTTAAGCCTAGCGGGCACACCTTGAATGTAGTCTAGCAACCGTGTGCGATCAGCAAAGTCAATGTCAACATCTGGCATATCGTACATTATAGTCCTGCTTCCTTGAGTATATGTTTTACCCATTCTGTGTCTGCGAAATAATCTACAAACTTGCGCTTCCAGTAATCTGGATCAATATATGGAAAGATCATTTCAATCTGCTCTGTGCTTAGTTTGTCCAGGGCCTGTTGTCCACTAGTACAGTTAAAAATAATCCAAGCACTGATACGTCCTGTTGTAATATGCTGCACAAGAACATTACCGTTAACAAAGTTAAAGTAATGGTTGAATACTGATTCTTTTTCTTCTGCCCAGGCTTCCATGGTCTTTATGCTACGCTCCAGTGCATCCTGTGTTGCTTCTTTGCGCAAGTGTTCCATTAAATATTCCTGATACACTGCATCCTTGCACCAGTAGTCCAGTTTCTTATTGCTTTTAATTACCCAGTCAATAAACTTTGCAGTGTTAATAGCACGAATATTCACCATGTGTCTACCAAACTTTACAAACGCATTATAGTACGCACTGTCACTAAAGTCTTTGTACGTCTTAAACTTTGCACTGCCCTGTGTAAGTTCATAGAAACGCAAATAAGCAGTCATGCCCAGTTTTACACCTGCTTCATTCTCTTGTTGTGCTCTGCGCTTTGGCTCGCAAAGATGCGCAGCAAGTGTGCTTTCCTTGCGATACGCTTTGCCGCAGTACTGGCATATGTAGTCTTTAGTTTCCATACTATAGTTAATTATAGCATCTTTTATAACGCTTGTAAAGTCGTTCATAGATCACCGTAAAGTTTTGCTATTGCTTTAAGGTCCTTGTCTGTGTACATGTTTGCAAGCATGTCCAGTTCATCACTTTTTGCAAGTGGATGCAGTCGTTCTACTTCTTTACGCCGCTTGCTACTATTGTTCTTGTCTTTCTTTTTGTGACCTACCCACTGATGGAACTGTGTTCCCATACCAGGACTTACTGTGCATAGTAACTGCCACACAAGTTTTGGATGCCGTGCTAGTTCAAAGTATGTGCAGTTGACACGCTGATTGCCAGCCATCAAGTAGTATGCTTGTAGTTCACCACTGCCTTTGACTAAACTTACATAGCGATTAAGTAGAAAGGGTGCTAGTTGCTTTTGATGATCAGGTGTAAGCCCATCATAGAACGCATAGTCTTTGCGATCTATTGCAGCAAG